TTTAGCATCATATATTCCGAATGAATAAAAGTTTTTTAATATCTTAGTTTTATCTAGATTTAACTCAATTTTTAATGTTGATAAATTGTTATAAAAATTATATTTAAGATTAAATGGAATACTTTTTTCCACATCATAAAGAACCTTTGTGAAAGAACCTAAAGATTTTCTTAAACTAGTATTTTTATTTAATAATTCCCCCAATAAAATAGTTTTCATGAAAACTATGATACCATTAAAAAAAGCCTATGTAAAGGCTTTTAATATCCACCACCAGAACCAAATGAATCAAGTTCTTCTTGAGTAGCAATAACAGTCATATTCATACGTCTATTACCACATATAAGAAGTCCTTCACCTTGGTTATAGTATTTTATTCTTTCCATTTCAGTTTCATTTAAATCGATTAACTTAGAAAGATCATCAACAGCTTGTTTTCTTAAATTCATTATTAAATAACTTGATGCATTATCAAATATTGCTTTACCATGCATTATTAAATTTGGAGCTGCAAAATCGGTTGGTTGTTGTGTAATTACAATAGTTCCTGTATTATATTTTCTTGCTCTTCTTTGAATTTGAGATAAGAATTCTGCACCAAGTTCATTGTGGTTAGATAAAAGTACGTGTGCTTCATCAACCATCATTACAGTATTTATATCTTTATCAAGACAAAGTCCCCATGCATATTTTAATATGTTAAAGAATAGAGCATTTTTAATATTTTCATCACTATTCATAATTTCCTTTATATTAAAAACAATAAAGTCACTATTAATTTGAAGTGTTGTATGACCTGTAAAATAATATCTTAATTCCTTAATTAAAGGTCTTATTTTAAGTTCAAGTCTTTCCATTACATCTCTTTCTCTTGTTGCATCTGTCATTGATAAAAGTCTTCCTTTTATAGTGGCATATACATCATCAAATGTAGGAAAATCTGCACTTGTAAGTTTAGTAAAATCAGTTTCATAATCTATCTTATATCTTTTATAAGTATCCTGAACTATTTCACTAAATAATGTTAATACATCCTCTTCAATTGAAGGGTTATAATATTTCATAAAGGCTTTTAACTGTTGAAGAGTTCTTGTAAGAACTGTATAGCCAAGTCCCTGTTCTATTTCGGTTTCATCAACATCAACAACAATTTCAAGTGGATTAATCATACCAAAATCTCCACCTTTACCAAGATCTAGGAAATCGCCTTTCATCATATTAACCATTTCACCAAGTTCACCCTCAGGGTCAATACAAACACATTTTAAACCATTTCTTAAATGAGTTCTAAGAAGTAATTTAGCAGCTGTACTTTTTCCTGAACCAGATGTACCAAGTATTATAATATTTGCATTATTACGATTATTTTCTTTTTTTATTTGAAATAAAAATTGGTTATATAAAATTACACCACCAGATCTATCCATTCCAAGAAGTGTTCCTGCACCAGGATCTTTTACTGAATCAAATACAAAAGGATACATTCCCGCAATTGTAACTGAAGGAAGTGGAATACCAATTCTTTTTTCAATATCTTGTTCTGGGAATATTGGTATCATACTTTTTAATGCTTTTTCTTGTTCAAACATTAAAGACACTGCTCTCATACCTAATGCATCAATATAATTTCTAACTTGAATTTTAGTAAGTTCCAAGGCATCTTTAGAATCTGCTGAAACCATTAAATGCATTTGAAAATCAAATATTCTAGCTTGAGAAGAAGCAAGCATTGAAATAAATTGTTCCAAAGATTCATAATCTTGTCTAATTCTTTCTTGAGTTGTTTGATCTTTTTCTTGCTGATATCTAATTTTTAAATCCGCTATTTCTTTATTTAACATCTTTTTTAAAATTTCAAATGAAATAGGAATATGTTTTATAGCAAGTCTAACTCCAGGAATATTTGTAATATCAGATAAATAACCTGGGAATATACTTCTTGGATATCCTACAACTGTCATAATTGTATAGTATTTATCTCCAAGCATAAATTCTGTAGCTGGTCTAAAATTAATACCTTTAGGTGCTACTTCACTTTTAAGTTTACTCATATTACATCACCGCCCTAAAATTAGTAGATATACCATCATTTAAATAATTATCAAGAAGCATTCTTAAATCAGCATTACTAGTTTGTGTAGAATTAAGTCCTGCATTACTAAGACCACTTATTAAAGTATGTAATTTTTTTTGAACTAATTCCATCTTCTTTTCTTTAAATAAAAATGTATATTCTGTATCAACTACATTATAATCTCTACTCATAAATAGATTTGCTTTATTAATATCTTGCATAATAAGTTTTCTAATAGCACTATTAGGATTTTTATTATATTCAACTTGTAATTCATTAAGATATAAACTTATATCAACAGGTCTATCTGATACAAGAAGCCAAAAATCAAAATCTAAAGTATTATAAAATGTTGATAAATTAAATAATGTAGCATTTTGACTTTGTTCATCTAATATAAATATATTTTTTGGACTAACCTTAACTCCAGTTACATAATAACCATCATCAGTTAAAATCATTCCATTATTGATTGACTTAATAGGAAGCCAATCTTCAGCATATTTTACTCCACTTGGAGCACTATTACTGTTCATTTGTGTCATCTTTTACACACCAACCTTTCCAATAGTATTTTCTTGTATTAGTATAAAAATCTAACATGTTATTAAGTAGTTGCATAACATTATGATAGTTTCTTACCGGCATTACAAGTCCTGCAGCAATAAGCACAGGTATTATAGCAATTATTAATTCAACAGTTGATGGATTTTTTAAGATAATTAATAATGCTATTGTAATTGCCGCACCAATTAAACAAAGTATTAAATCTGGCCAAGTAAAGAAGCCAAATATTAATTGTGACTTTTTACTATTGGCAGGTACTAAATATTGATTTCTCACTAGTATTTCCTCCTTTTATATTATTTACCTTCTTGTTGTTTTTGAATTTGCTTAGATATTTCTGCAGATACAGCACCAGAATGATTCTTAGCATTTTCACTATCAGAAAAGTATTTAACTCCAGTAGTTCCAGCTTTCATATCACTCATTAATTTATCTACAGCAGCATTATAATCTGCTAAAGATAAGTTATTATTATTGTACATAATATCATTCCAACTTTTATCCCAAGTTAATCCTGAAATTTCACTCATATCTTGAACAAAATCATAATTTGCATTTTGTTGTTTAAATACTTTGGCTTCATTAACAACTGCTTGGAATCTTGAATCAATTATAGTTCCATCAGCCGCCTTTTTATTAAGCTTTTCATTTACTGCTCTAACAGTAGCAAGTTTTTTTAATGAATCCAAACGTTTTAAATTAGCTTCTTTTTCTTGTAATGCACGTGCCATTTCAGCTGAAGATATTTTTCTAACAAAATTAGATTTATCAACTTGACTAGTTGCAATTGCCTTTTTCTGTTCAGCAGTCATCCCATCATAGTTTGAATCATTCATTATTTGTGAATACCTGGCATTTAATGCTGCCATATAATTTTTTTCATCAAATACACTATCTGAAATTTCTCTTTTTCTTTCAGCTTCATATAAACCCGCAAAGTTGGCAACTGCTTCATTATCTTCAACATAACTCGCCATTGTCTTATAGAATCCTTGCATCTTATCGGCAGTTTCTTTTTCTTTCTTAAGACTAGCTAGAGAATCAACTCCGAAATATGAACCTGCACTTCTTACAGCATCCATAATATGACCTTTTTGTACTCCACCAAATCCAGGATGTGCTGCTTTATATGCCTCTCTTTTATTTCTATTTTCAACAGTAGCATCAGCTGCTTTATTAAGAGCATTTTTCATATCTTTTCCACTGCCTGCATCTTTTGCATACCATACTCCTTTTGTAAATCCTGAGGCTCCTCCAGCAAGTGTACTTCCTATTCCCTTAACTACAGCTCCAAATTTTTTATCTTTTGGTGCCTTTTTAAAGTTTTGACCAGCATTAACAGCATTTCTAACAAGACCTGTTGTACCTGCCCCAATAGCAGCTCCAGCTGCAAATGCTCCACCAGCTTTCAATTTATCTTTAATACCAAGTTTCATATCGCCATCCCCAATTCCGAAAATATCACCTAACAATTTCGGAGATTGTTTAATAAAAACAACGATACCCATAATTAAAAAACATTTGGCCATTAAATTAAAAATTGGTACACCGGTTTGACCACCAGTTTCATCGGAAAATAGTGGGTTATTAGCAACTAAGGAAATTAAATAAACTCCAAAACTCATTACTAATGTTCTAATAAAAACACTTAAATAAGTTTTTGTTGTATTGGAAAGCCATTTTTTAAATACATCCTCCATTTTAGGAATAGCCATACATATAATTCCAATTGGAGCAATCATTTGAAAAAAAGCTAATTTACACACCCTAATCCCCATATCAAAACAAAATGATATTATTACATATATCAACAATAATCCAACAATGAATGCAGCAAACCAATCAAAATCTATTTCATTATCATACATATTCAATGCAAAAGCTTTCATTGGTGTAAAAGAACCAGTATTTTGTGCAAATAGAAATGCAGCATCATATGAACATTCTTCACTTTGACTACCATCGCAATTTATATACAAATCCTCAGAACTACCGTCAAGACTCAATACGGGTTTTGAAGCAACAACCTCACCAATATTTGTAGCACCTTTAACATCACTACCGGATAGTCCACCTACCGGTCTAAAGAAAACTTCAAAAGTATTAACACTCATCAATATACCGCCATAAATATTAGCATTAGTAACATTTTCACTATTGGCATCTCCTACATTTCCAGTAATTATTCCACCAATAATACCAGAATCTAAAATAGCGCTTTGCAAACCATAAGCAAAAGAAAATATAGAAGGACATAAAATAATCAAAATAATTGCAATAATAAAATTTTGAAATGTCTTTTTTCCATCAATTCCTTTTGTACTTCCATCTGGATCTACTATTTTTAAAAGAATTGCGTAAGCTAAAATAAAAAGCATTGCTACCGCTAATATTTTATAAATATTACTTGTAATATCCTTGAAATTTTCTTCTGAAAATATATTAGTTTTTGCAAGAACCATAAAAACTCTATAGGCATAATCAACCAATTTATAAATACCTGATACAAAACCTATAACGAATTTATTTATAAATTCACCAGCATCTTTTCTAAAATCTAAAATAAACATCTCTTCACCCCTTTTGATATTCAACGTCAATATTTGTAGTATTATCTGTTACTTTTGGAGCTTTCCCATTATGTGGTTTTGAATTTTTACAATGTACTCCAGGACAACTACAATAATCAAGCAAGCATTTTGAGCAAACAGAATATTCATCTTTTACATCATCACTACCGTTTATTAATCCTATCATCGCAGATAGAATAGTAGGTAAAAAGAAGATCGCAACTCCAATTACTAGTTTAATAACAAAATTAGACAAAGCCTTTGACATTGCACTTTGATCATCAGCAACAAATGCATTAAACATAGATATAATACCTGTAATAATTAAAATCAAAGGAACAACTATTTTAACAATCATAAAACAAATAGATAATAATTTAATAAATTTAGTTACATTTTCATTTTTGCATGTTAAAGCATCTAAGCCTTCATCGGTTGCATTTAGCATAGTCAATGTAACAGGTGAAAAATCACAAGTATTATTTTTAATAACAGCAGCCTTAACTCCGCTACTAAATGAAAAAATTCCAACAACAATCACAATAAACATAGTAAGTTTTCTTTTCAAAATACATCACCATATTAATTATAAACTATTAATTAAATTAACGCAATAAAATTGCATTTAATTTTGCATTATGATAAAATGTTTTTGTATTATAGAGGAGGAAAAAATGAAAAATTTATTTAAAATTATTACTATATTTCTTTTTTGCATATTATCTATACATCAAACATATGCAGATGAATTCGATGAAGATGAGCCAAAGTTCTCATGTATTTATGAAGATTTTCAACTAGATACAACTAACAGTAACAAGGGATTACAAGTTGATGTATATAAAGATACAGTGAACTTAATTGTTTACTACAAGGATTCTGCTGGTAATACTAAAACATATAATCTTGAGGAAGACTGTCCTCTAGACTTAACAGAATGTGAAGAAATATGGGATAAACCTGGTGTTGTTCTTAACATACCAAATTTTAAAAAAAATAATTATATAGACCATTTTTATGACAGAAAATCTCCATATTGTCCAAACGTAGTAGTACAGCGAGGCAATCTATCAGAAAACGGTCTAGTAATTAGATTTGGGAAAAGCAATAGTAGTACAGAAAAAGACACGACAGAATATTTACCAAGGTATAGACACCCTCATGGATCAAGTTCTGGAGGAAGTGGCGAAGGTAATGGTGAAGATACACCAGATGAAGTAATTTTAGAATGTACAAAAGAAAATAAATACAATTATAATTTTGGAACAAGTAAAGTCCCAAATGCATCAAATAAAACAATAAATTTTGAATTATTTAAGAAAAAAAGTGGTAAAATAATTGTTAGGGTAAATTATGGTTCAACTTTAAATGAATATGTAGTCGGAGAAGGTGGGCATAAAGAACTAGGTTCTGGTGATTCTTATGGTAATGCAAAAGTAGGTTTTGATAAATTTGGTACATTTGATAAATGTCCTAATCCAACCGAAACATATTTTTGTGAAGAAAATATTGAAGGTGAGGATTTTCATACATTCTTATTTACTTTAGATCCAAAAAATTGTAAAAGGAATATATCATCCCCTCTTGAAAAAATTGAAATTGATTCTAAAACTGATCAATTAAAGTGTGAAAGTATATTTAAAGGAAATATACAAAAATATATTGAAAAAATATTTAGTTTAATGAAGTATGCAGGAATAATTTTATGTATAGGTTTAAGTATATATGACTTTGTAAAAGCACTATTAAATAATGATAAAGATTCCCTAAGTAAAATAACAAAAAAAGTATTTATTAGGCTTATTTTAGTAGCTGTATTATTTATGCTTCCTACATTAGTTAACTTCGTAATAAGTATTATAGATGAAAATGCTTGTAAAATTAACTTTTAATCGCAAACAATTTGCGATTTTTTAATTGATAATATATAAGATATATGTTAAAAAAAAATTATGAAAAAAGTGATGTTTAAATTATTATTACTAATTATATTATTATTACCATTTAGTGCATATGCTGCTAAAGCGGAATGTAATTATAATAAAACTGAAGAATATGAAGTTTTTTCATGTAGTAGTTTAACTCTAGATAATGAATCAACTAGTTGTCAAGTGAAAATAAGAAAATACTTTGCGACCCCAGAAAAAGTTGAGTTAATTATTGATGGTACAAATCAAACAGATTTAACTAAAAAAAACTACACATGCGCTGCAAATCCTGATATAGAAATATCATTAAATTCTAACTTAGAAAATGGTGTTAATAGTTTAAGTCAATTATCTGTAACATATGACGACTACTATGACACATTTAGATTTAGTGGTATCATCCCATATAAAGAAGGATTAATAAGTTGTCAAGGTGCTGATTATAATTTAATAGTTGATGAAGAAGATAATATTGTATGTAAAATAACGTTAGAGGCTCAAGAAAACGGTGATGTACTTATGCGTTATGGTGAAGAATCAAAAATCAACCCTGGAACTGAATTATTATTTTGTAGTGCTGGCGGTGACTCATTAGAATTTAGATTAAGTAAATCAATGAGAAATGGTAGTTTAAAATCAGATAAAGATTGTCCCGAAATAATACATGCTGGCGATAGTGAAAATGATAGCTCAATTAATGATAATTACACTCCTGACAGAGATACTTCAGGAAATAGTTCAAAACTTGATAATATTAATACAAACATTAATACGGGGAAATTAAAGTGCGAAAGTATATTTAAAGGAAATATTCAAAAATATATTGAAAAAATATTTAGTATTATAAAATATGCCGGCATAGTACTATGCATAGGATTAAGCATCTATGATTTTGTAAAAGCTCTTTTAAATACTGATAACGATGCATTAAGTAAAATAACAAAAAGAGTTTTTATCAGATTGATTTTAGTAGCGGTATTATTCATGCTTCCTACATTAGTTAACTTCGTAATAAGTATTATAGATGAAAATGCTTGCAAAATTAAATTCTAACATTAAAAAACCACGATTAATTCGTGGTTTTTATTTTGTCTTATTACTTTTCTTTTTGTTAGGTACTAATTTAACTTTAACACCTTTATATCTAGCAAATTCATATTTTACGCCTTCAGGTAAATTTTTCTTTAACTTTTTCATCAATCTCACTCCTTGCAAGCAAAATTATATCATAAAATGAAGATATTTACTATACCTTGTTATTTCCTTTTATTTACTATGATTTATTATTATTCTTTTTTATAATTTATCATACTTTTTCAAGTTTTTAGTCACTATTTAGTACCTAAAAGGAGTGATTAAAAATGTATTGTAAATGTAAGTATTTAAAGCAAAGACAAAAGAATTATAAGTGGTATGGATATTGTACTAAAAGAAGAAAAATAGTACCTCTATTTTGTAAGGAATGTGATGTTGTTGAATATAAAGAACAAAAGACACTCAAATCACGCACAAATAGACAAGCCAAGAGAGAAAAAGAAAGATTTAGTATAATTTATCGTGATTTAACTAAATGCTGTAATTGTGGCTCTAAAATAGGTATAGAGAAGAATGAAGTTTTTGAGGGTTCTTATCGTCAAGCTTCTATAAAGTATGGAATGGTGTGTCCCTTTTGTAAAACTTGTCATAGTCAATTTCATAATGATATTATGTTCAACCTATTTTATAAAGTTATGTTTGAAAAGGAATTTTTGAAAACACATTCAAAAGAAGAATTTATAAAAATATTCGGTCAAGATTATATTTTTAAATTAGAGCAAAAAAAAAGAAGCTAACCAATTAAGGCTAGCCTCTTTTAATATATCACTTTCTAAAATAATTTTATATTATCCCATCTTGTTAAACCATTTTTAAGATTTAGGTTTACTTGTCTTTGCACTTCATCATAATTAGAACCTAAAGCTTTTCTACGAGCTTCACCATTACCGAAGTCACCTCTTATAGTTTTACGAACTAGATCTAAAATATCAACACTAGGAGTTGGTGCTGGAGTTGGCTTATTACTATTTAACAACTCATTAACTTTAGCTTGAACTTCATTATAATTATATCCAGCATTAGTTAAACGATTATATCTTTCATCACCATTTCCCCATTCACCACGGATAACTTCTTTAGCTACCTCATCAATGCTTTTCTTTGCTGATGGTGTTGGAGTTGGTGCTACTACTTTCCCTATAGCTGGATTTACTATACAACCTCTAAATGTATAAGCACTACCTAGCCCCCATCTTCCATTAGTATTTCTTCTTGTACTATTCCAAAAAGCACTTCCACCATATCCGGATTCACTTGTATAAATAGTATTACTATCTATAATTTTTTCAACAATAGCTACATGACCTGCTCCGTCGTTTCCTGATAAAGTTCCTTTTTGCCAAACCATAATACCACCTAAAGTAGGTACTGATGATATTTCTAAGCCATAAGTATTTTTAGCTTTTTCAATAAAATTTTCAGCATTACAATTTAATGATGGATATTTCATAGCACCAATTATTTCATTGAATCTTCCACAAGCATAACCAACACAATTAGACAATACATTACATTGACTATCAATAGGACTACCTTGGATACAAGTTGAATATCCACCTTTACTTTTAGTAATAAAAAATTTATTTCCTGATGTAGGTTTAGTCGTTCTTACATTCATTTTCAATTTCACCGTCCTCTACTAAAATATCAATTCCATCTTCATTGAAAGTTGTTTGTACTTCCAATTCTTCAACTTCTTTTGTTGTTTCTTCTACAACGATTTCTTTTTCTTCCATTTTAATTCCTCCTTTAAATGAAAATTATTTATAAAAAAGAGAGCAATTTATTTGCCCTCTCCTTTACCATTATTAAAATTACTTAATCCATTAGAGCCTAAGCTAATTGATATAGCTGTTAGTAAATATATAATTATATCTACAGCCCTAAATGTTCCCATAACAATATTTGTTATAGTCAATAATATAAATGCAATAAAAAAACTCCAATACTTCGTTGGAATCTTTTTTATATACTTTAACCCTTTAGTAAATTCTACCACCATAAATACTATAGTGACAAAACTTGCATAAGTGGTTAAGGTGTCCCACGAAAGAAAATTATCCATATTCTACCTCCTATCACTTTCTCATAGAATCTTCAATATTATCAAGTCTATGATGAGCTGATTTAGTAGAAGATTCTACCGCCGACACTCTTTCAGCTAACGATTGTAAAGATTTTGATATATCTTTATTATCAAGCCTTATTTCATCAACATTTTTACTAATTATATCTAATTTAGTATCAATTTTAGTTGTTGTTGCTACCTCCTCTTTGGTTTCTTGTTTAGTATTCCTTTTACTATTCATATAAAAAGTAGCATAACCAATAATACCTCCAATAATAGTGAACACTAAGCCAACTGATATACTATCCATATTTAATCCTCTTTATTACTTTTGCTTTCTACAGGAATATCAGGAAATTCCACATTATATGGAAATCCCTCTTGTTTAGTAATATCTCTTAGCTTTTGTCTATACTCAGCCCATTCACCATTAAGAATCTCATTAAAATTAGTAAAGAAAGTTTTAATTGTTGATAATAAATTACCTGCTGTTATTTCACTAGGAATATTTAATCCTATTCTATCTAGTAATAAGTGTTGATCACTTTCAGCTAATAACTTATCTCTTACTTCCCTTACTTTATTAGCCATAGCTTCATAATCTCTAGTTTTAGCTAAAACTAGCCAATCATTTAAGTTATCATTTATTGCTTGCTCTAAATCATTTCTATAAATAGTAGTGATTTTATAAACTGAGTATTCATAAAGTGTTTCATCTTCTTCTTGAATCTCTTTTACATCATCAAAAAAAGCAACTTCAATTAAGTTGCCTTTTCTATCACCTATTTTGAAACTTTCCGGAGCTATTGTACTTCTTGCTTTCATTTCTTACAACCTCCTTACATTTCTTGTAATCAATAAATGGTTTAATATATTTTTGTTGATAATTATATGAATCACAATGTTTTAACCAACCACTATAACTTAACATAGCGGAAGCGTCTTTGAAATTCAATTCATCTTTTTTAGAAATCTTTTTTGCTCTTCTTTTTATACGCAAAAAATTACTTCTTCTTAAAGTAGTATATCCTCTATAAAATCTATATCCTAAAAAATCAATAGGACGGCTTTCGGTTTTAAATAATTGCCAATTTTCTTTTATAGTCAATTTTTCATTTCCTAAAAATTCTTCAATAGCATATTTAACTTTTCTTAATTCCTTTTTATTATTTGAAAAAAGAACCATATCGTC